TGGCTATTGTTCACCATGATATGCAATTGAAACGCTCAACATATGAAGTTTTGCAGATTCTAAGCATTTCATTGACGGACAAAAACCACCTAAGAGATCTATTTGATAAGACTATTTTCAACGATGTCAAAGAACTCGAATATCCCCTTTTTAAGGGACTATTTGATTAATTAATTAACGTGTCCAATTTTTATTGGACACTAATGTTCTTCTTACAGTTTTTATGGTGTGTCTCACCATTTTTTATTAGTAACCTTTATTTCTTAATTACGATGCAAAGATACAAAGAATATTCGAAATATGCAAATTATTTAATGTATTTCTTTTATCATTTAACACTCTATAATAATACAAACAAATAATTTGCTGACGTTAACACAAAAATCCCCACCACTACATTATTATATATAGTGATGGGGCAAACACCAAAGGGTATTTTGCCTTTGGGCTATTTTTCTTCCTTATTTACGATTTCAACGAAATCGCCAATACCCAAACGAGCATTGTTGATGCAAGACGCAATCCAACCCATCAGGTAGGCAGAAGGCTCGCCGCCGTGTTCCAAGTCAGTATATTCCTCAATGGCATCGCAGACGTGAGAAGCTTCATGGCAGCAGTAGTTCATCGACATAACCTTCTGACACGGAAACGAGACAAGAACGCCACGCCTTCTGTCGCTCTTTCTGACAGCATCGGAATACGTAACGCCACCGTAATCAATATCGGGAGCCTTGCACTTGTCAAAACAGGAATCTATCAGCTCTTTCAAGTCTTTACCGATGTGTACCCAAAGCTTCAAAGGGTAGATTCCGTTTCCGTATTCGTAATATCCTTTTTTCTTCATACCTCATCGTTTTTATGTTTATCCCATCCACGCCTCGAAAAAGCATACCAAGTATCGCAAATATCAAGAGCGAGAATGTTGCCTTGGTCAATACAAAAATCGCTATCAAAGCCTTCGATATGAACATACATCAATGCTATAGTATCATAAGGAACGCTACGACCTTCAAGACAAGGATTTTTAAAATTCTTAGTCTTGTATAAACTTGTAACAATTGGCACTTGAAGAACGTCTGAAATATTCTCAGTGCTAATCTCTATCGACTTCTTAAACTTCTTCATATTCTCAACTATTTAAATTTCTCAAAGTAGAACTCAATTTGTCTATCAAAGTGCTCTTCGATTAAACCATAAGCTAGCGACATCTTTACCTGAAAAGAAGCTTTGCCATTAAGCAATCCTTTAGCCTGTCTTGTAATCTCTGAGCGAAATTGTTCCAAACTCATATCACGCTTACGAAGGTTACAAGACCTGCAAGATGGCATATAGTTCTCCATACAGTCATCGCCATGAAATACGACAAACCTTCCCTCCTTGTCGCTCCACCGAGAGTAACAACCTCGATTCTTCGGAACAAGATGGTCAACCTGCATATCCTTATACTCTATACTCTTACCGCAATAAGCACAATGCCCATCGTATTTGCGATATATTTTAAGTCTATCTTCTTTTTTCATAATCGTTAATTATGTAACCTACCAATATGCCACTTTGAGCAAACCTTGCATAAGTAAGTATGCCAACCGAGTGTCTTTAACTTCGGATTCTGGTTCAAAAATTCCCAAGCATCATCCTCGGTCTCATAAGCAACCTTCGCCTTCCAAGATTGACCTTTTCTAACCCAATGCTCAGGATCTGGATGCAAATGACAAGGAATATATTTATTTCTTTTCTTCATAACTTCTTCAGAAATTTAAGTTGAAACCCTTCTGCCTTTTTTATTCCTGGGTATAGTTCCGTTAGAACCTCCCACACTCTTGTCTTGTGCCGATGCCACATAGTTACCGGATGCACACGCTCACCACTTGGTAACACATAGAAATCTGCCTTAATGGTATCAATATGCTCATAGTTTGCAGCTTTATATATAGTTCCCTTGTTACCTATGGACGTATCGGCATAAGATATTAGGTACTTGATTTCCTTATGCGTTGCCCTAATATACTTGTGCAAGAGAGAAAGGCAAATTGTCTCGCTAAACTTTGGCATATCATCAGACAACCACATTCGGTCAAATTCCCTCACTTGATGGTAATCCAAGACCTCACCTTTTTCAGTCTTGATGTGCGGTCGGATTCCATACCCTATTTGCATTGCACCCCTTACCTTATCCTTATACAATACCAAAAGATTCAAGCAACTATTCTTCGTTACCTTGTGTGAAAAGTGATGAGGAACTATGATTGCATCAGCTTGCGCCTTATCGCACTCCATCAGCTTTATTCCCTTTTCCTTGCACTCGTAACCGACAACAAATCCGCAGAGACCTAGCACTGGAGACTTGTTCAACTTTCTTCTTCTCATATCAATAATACCTCCAAAAATAACGTTTGAAATTATAAAACAAATTCTTAATACAAGCCTTGATTTCGCCTTTCCTTAACAATTGATTGCAATATTCAACCAATTCATCACGTACCAACCCACGCTTCGAGGCTTCATCCTTAATGGCTTTTATCAGAGCATCCGTTATCTCTTTATTCCCATTTCTTACAACTGTGTTACATTGAATAACCATACTCATATCCATTGTTTTAAAACAGACTTAATTGCCTACTCATGCTCTTTAATTCGTTATTGGAAAAATCTACTTGCCGCTGGTCTATTTCGAAGCCTATATACTTTCTTTCAAGATTAACGCAAGCCCTTGCTGTTGTGCCACTCCCCATAAATGGGTCAAGAACAACATCACCTACATTTGTTGAGTTTCTGATTAGAATCTCCATCAACTTAACTGGTTTTTCGGTCTGATTGATCAATCCTTCTTTATCCCTGCGTTTGTTGGTTGGAATAGGAACACTCAGAATGTCAGATGTGCCAAACTCATTAATTGGCTTTCCACCTCCCTTACGAAGCATAATGATATACTCTTTTTGGTTCATATAATACGTTCCACACACCTTAGTGCATTTATCCCATATTAAACACTTTGTGAAGTGAAACTCACTCCGTCCTATCTCATCTAGAAAGTGCATCAGATTATAGTCGTTACACATAAGATAGCAATGAGTCTTATCCTTTAGTACTCGATATAGTTCGTTGATATACTCCGAAATATCTATGTCATTACTCTTGAATATCTTACTTTTTCTAGTTTGAGAATCCGTCCAATATCCACTCATACTACTGCGCCCACCTCTAGCTTGTACCGGATAAGCAACATCAGAGCATACTAGGTCTATACATTCATCGTCTAGCTGCTTTAGAAGCTTTCGGCAATCACCTTGATAAATTCTATTTAGCTCCATCATATCACCCACTAACTTTCATTACTAAATAAACTATCTTGCTTTATCATTAATTCATTTTCTATTCTCTCGTTTGCTTTGTCGTAAAACTCTCTATTAGTTTCAAAACCAATAAAATTACGATTTTCTTGAATACACGCAATAGCCGTAGTTCCACTACCTATACAGCAATCTAGTACAATATCTCCTTTGCAGGAATGCTTGTTTATAATGCTTCTGAAAAGACTAACAGGCTTCTGGGTAGGATGAAATCTCCCCTTATCACGACAGATTGGAAAGCTATATACTCCATTGTCATATTCGCTTTTAAAGATAGGATTTTTACCTTTCACCCCACACACAGCGACCTCTCTTGCGTTTGTGAGATAGTTTGTCTTACTATTTATTGGAACAGGATTTGTTTTTATCCATTCTATAAATCTAATTTGTTTAAATCCGACATTAATCATCGCATCCTTTACGACCCCAATCTTCCACAAATCATAGAAACAAACTATATATCCACCATCTTTCAAGCACCTGTAGGATTCTTTTATCATAGAGCCTATATCAAATGCTTCCTGTTTATCCCAGTCTCCAAAGTCGATAGATATGCGGAATCTATCAGTATCTTTACCAGTAGGAGCGGACTTTGCATAATTGGAATTCCTTGAAATTTCATATGGAGGGTCTGTGAGTATAAGCGAGACAGATTTGTCATCAATCTTGCTCATACCATCCAGACAATCAACTTGATAAATCTTATCTATCTCCAACATATCCAAACATATCTTTTTGATTAAACATTTCTTCTTTGATTCTTTTTTGTGCTACCTTGAAATATTCCCCGTCTAATTCAAAGCCAAGGAAATTCCTGTTTGTTCGCATACAAGCCAAAGCAGTACTTGCTGAACCCATAAAACCATCAAATACCAAATCTCCTTCGTCCGATGATTTCAAGATGCATTGCATAAGCAAGGGAATTGGTTTCTCATTCTGATGTACCAATTTATCAGATGGAACTCTATCAAAGTCCCATACGTCCTCCAAACGCTTTCCGTTTATGGTTCGTCTGCCTTTATTCAAGTACAGGATTGGCTCGTAACATTGCCCATATTGCGCCTCTAAATCTCCAGCCGTATGGTTGTTCTTTCGCCAAATGAGCACATTCTTAATGGTAAACCCTGCGTTCCTCGCTTGTCGCATAAAAAAGTCCAATGTTTTGGCACTACAGAAGATATAAGCAGCACTATCATCCTTCAAAATCCGGTAGCATTCGCTCATATAATCAATAATCAATTGCTCATTATCGTCATTGAGTATTTCCTTCGAAAAGCGATGGTCGTCTGCTCTCCATCCGGTCTTATAGGAGATACAATATGGTGGGTCAGTAACAATTAAATCTACTTTCCTGGTCTCTATTTGTTTCATTCCTTCTATACAGTCGGAATTGTATATTCTATCAAATTTAAGCATGTCAAATCTCTTTTGTAGCGTTAACATAAGCTTCGTGAGCCTCTTCTTGCGTACCAAAGCATCCGATATAAGTTTTCTTCTTACCTACCTGGTACTGAGCTTGCCATTTTCTTACACTCTTATTCCAAGTCACACCCAAGTATTCGGAAGAGGTTTTCTTTGCTATAGCAGAATAAATCACATTGTATCTTGCGGTACAATACTCCAAGTTATCTACGTTATTATTCGTCTTGTCGAAATCCTTATGATTCACCATTGGTAATGCATCTGGATTCTCCAAGAATGCCTGCGCTACCAAACGATGAACATAGAACATCTTTCGCTTTCCGTTTTTGTAAAGCCATACCTTCAAATAACCTTTTGGTGTCTTGCAAGGTGCGATTTCCTTTAATTGAGACGTTCTCCCAATAGTAAAGACATGTCCCAGCTTGCTAACATAATACCTTTCGTAATTCTTTATAGGCTTAATATCACCAAGAAACCTTGTTATACATTTATCTTTCATTGTTACCTCCTTTTTCAAAGAAACCTGAATATATGGCTTGCGCCTCCTTAGTGTCTAGTAAATCAATATCATCATAAAACCTTCTGTACACAACGCCCAGCTTTTTGTCATTTCCTGCTTCTCTTGCCATAGCTATTTGCTGACATGATTCCATTAGAAATGCACTAATCTTCTCGTAACTTTGCATCTGTGTCTTCTTTAGCATATCCATGCTTACAAAGGTTTTGTAGTGGATGATACGCTTTTCTTGCTCGTATTCTGTGAGTATAAGCCCTTCCGGAATAGCAAACACCACCCTTTTTGTCTTGTCGTCACTATAAAGCTGAACCGCACCTGTAAACGATGTATATATCTTTTGTAATATCTTTGCTATCGGCAAATCCTTTTTCAAATACCTTTCTGCATATCTCTTCAGAAAATGAACGCTCATAGCAAAACAATCCTCGCTATACCCCTCATTTCTGCTCATAGGAATATACTCGTTAGTTTCCTTCAGATAAATGAACACACCGGAAGCAAATACATCGCCATGTTTTACACCTACAACGATAAAATAATCGGCATTCGGTGTAGCAAACTCAAAGGTCTTTGTTATTTGTCTTACGTTCTGCTTTCTCATTTCACGTTTAAGCTCATTAGCTTTTCGCATCTGAAACTCATAGATTCTAGCTTCATCTAAGTTTCGTACTCTACGCATCTCCCCCGAAGTCATACTTGCTGTTATCATGCGCATTCCTCCTTTTTAATCTTTGACAACCAACAATCCCAGATTCTCGCAGCTACATTCGCCATCATAACCGGAGGAACGCACATTCCGCAAGCAAACCAAGGCTTCATGCCATTAAAGTCATAATCCATCGGGAATGTTGATGCTAAAATCGTATCATGCGCTGAAATATAACTTGGATTATCAAAATACAAAAGCCTATCTTCCATTGCTGATATAGTATTGCATACTTTATCCTTTTTAAGAAACATATTATTGAACATAGAAAGACGATTATCCATCCGTTTGACAATATCACCGATAGAATTGTCTTTCTCGTTTCTATGCTCCCAATACTTCATCACTCCTTTTGGAATCTGTCTTCCACTATAGTCCGAAAACTCATCCAAGACAATTTCTTTCTCGTTGAAGTCCATATCTATCTTAGGCACTCGCTCGAACAAATCCTTCTGAACCATAAACGGCTTGCAAAGGTCTTTGCGTAATCCTAGAAAGAACACCCTAGGTCGATTCTGAGGAACACCCATATTACGTGCATTAAGCAACCAATGCTGCAAGATATATCCGGCATTATCCATCTGCCTGTAAATCTCTTTCACGTACTCGATAGCTTTACCTTGCAACAAACCTTGGACATTCTCAAAAACCACTACCTTTGGTTGTAGTTCTTGAGCGAGGGCGATTGAGTAAAAAGCCAAATCGTCAAGCCTTTGTGCTTTCTGACCTTCTCGGAATACTTTTTCCTTTCCCCAAGCCTTTTGGCGATCACCTGCAATACTGAATACCGAACAAGGGAAACTAGCATCCAATATATCCAAATTATGAAGCTCTTCTTTCATAATATGCCCCCCCCATATTGATATTGGTAATCAACTCACGAATATCACAATTGAAAGCATACTTGACATCGTGATTCTTCAAGTACATCTTCATAACCTTTGGGTCTATCTCATTACAGGCTACAACATCGTAGCCAGCTAGTTTGTAGCCAAAGGAACTTCCACCTCCACAACAGAAGCAAGACATCACCTTACCTTTGTCTTTTGTGAAATTAGCATCTTTTTTAGTCCATCTATAAGGGAACTTGTGCTCGTTTTTATACATTTATCTACCATAAAAAAAAACAATCGTTAATAAAAACCGATGTATAAAAATAACCACAAGTAATATGGTTGTAAAAAGGGTATCTAACCCTTGAATTTAGATTCTGTTTTCTTCGGCAATGCGTCTTAAATAATCATCCGCAGCGTTATCGTCTATTTTCGACTTAAGAGACATTCCTGTGTTATATCCTATCATTAAGGACACATTCTTGCTCTTTTTCTTGTTCTTTCCATATCGCCAGCCAAAGACCTTTCCTAGCCAAGCTATACCAACAATGCCATCTGATACAACTATTGTCGGCAACAAAACAAATACTCTATATATCATCGCTATCTAATTGAGAGTTAAAAATATATCTATTCTGATTCAACCAAAGCTCCACGTAGTCAGCCTTGATTTTCAGAAATTCTTCGTATGTGTAGCATTTCTGCTGCTTACCACCTTTGTTCCAATAATAGGCAACTCCTCCCAAAGAAAAGAAGTCTATCAAGTCCATTTCCTTTCGCTCCGGTTCTTCACGCTTTTTCTTTTGCCTATATCTACTTACAGCAAGCAATATGAGACAAACGCAAAGCAACATGGAAACAAGTATCTCGAATATTAACCTTACGTCTTGCATCTTATTTTAAACACAAAAACACGAAACTACCGATTGCAAAGTCAAAGGAATAGTGACTCGGACTGCCTTTCGGTATAGTCCATCGGGTTTCGTGTCTCTAATATCTTATCAATTTCTTAAATCGCCATTTTATCCTTTTTTGTCCTGCGCTTGCAAAGATAAACAATATTTTGCTAACTTGCAAACGTTTTAGTGCTTTTAATACTTTATTTGCATTATTTTAAACTTATCCTTTTTTGAAGTTCATTCCAAACTCTTCTTCCGTTACCTCATACATTACATCACCACATGCTACTCTTTGCTTGTCTTTTGCCATCAGTAGCAAGTTCCTATAAGGTATTTCTCTCACGACCTCTTGGTACGACAAATGCAGACTATCCATAAAAGATGCAATCTTGCCTAAGAGTGTATCGTTTCCTATGGTCGTGGTTTTGCTATCATCCTTGCCGCACTCTTCGCCAAAATTGATAGCTTCTGAAAATCCTTTATTGAAATTAGAGAATAAGCCTTTTGCAAGCCATTGACAACATCTTCTAGTTTTCCTTTAGATAATTCATCACTAATGGATTCATCGCCTTGTATAAACACAGATAATGCCTTGCAAGCGTCACCTAAATCTTTCATCATCCATAAGATTTCCCCTGGCGATTTGCCTTCCTCAAAACGGTCAAGGTATTTAGCCGCCTTTACCAATTTTATAATAGTTGGCGGTGAAATACAATAAGTCTTTCCATTCACCATTGTTGTTACGGAATCCTCCCCAAGAATAGCATCCGCAACTAATTTACTTGCCTTACTCATAGTTCTTATATTAAAAAAGGGGAACGGCATTAACACCATCCCCCCTCTATCATTTGTTGCCTATGTCTTATCCCTGTTCCACAACCGCAGAGCCTTCCCATTGGTACTCGCCAGCCACACCATCGGTCTCGCTTTCCATGGCAACGGCAGAAATACCCAAAGTGATATTCTTGTCTTGCTGGTCTCCCTTGGCTACGATAGCCGCATTTGAGAAAACGATATAGTTTCCGGTCTTGGTCTGAGCAACAATACACTTGTTGATATTTGCCAAATCTTGGCTAGAAGACCAACCTACTGCGTCTGACTCCGTTGTGGTCGCTGCTCCGGTTGAATCGTACATCTTACCACCTTGAAGGTCAACCTTGTTCTTCCATGAGAAGACACCAATAGAGAATGTAATTGTCTTAGCACCCTCATCGGTCTTGTCACGATAGTAAACCTGTCCGTTCAGCTCGTTCTTGTACTCGGTAACACTAGGGTCATCCTGAGAATATCCCCATGTTCCCTCATGGCTGTTCAAGACCTCTGTTGCGGTTTTTAACCATGCTGCCAACTTAGCTGGTGTATTTGCCTCGGTAAGAGGAGCACCATACCAAATTCTCTTGATTCCAATAAATGGTTTCATCTTATCTTACGTTTAATGTTTCAAAATCAATAGTAATGTTTGCGTAATGACAACTCAACTTACTTTCTTGCTCTATGCCGTGGGAGCGGATAGAATAACGATACCATACATCCTCTGCTTTTCCGACTTCATTGTCAGACAGGGTTTCAATAGCCTTCTTTAAAAGCTCGTTCAATTGAGGATTAGCCTCGCCCTCTATATCTTTGAGCAATATGTTTACCTCTATAGTACAATCGTTGAAATATGTCTTGTCTGCACTCATGCGCTTAGGAATGATTACTATCATGCCTTCATCAGGAATCTTCTCACCGACCATAGGTCTTTCCCCTTCAAGTCCACCCTTTTTCAGATGTCCTTTCAGTCTTCGTTCCATTCCCATAAGTTCCAAGTCGTCATAGATTACATGACCAGCATCTATTTCTGTTATCATCGCATATCTTCGATTTCTTTCTTGATATACTGAATACCCGAATCTATAACATCATATCCCCTAGAGGAAACATCAGACGCATATTCCGCTTTGTTGCCAAGGGTTAAGGTGTGGTCATGTACTTTACTATAGTTAGACCTTCTGAGATTACCTGTGCGGTTTCGGTAGTTTCCGTTAGTCTTATCAAGCTCAACGGCTGTTTTACCTAACCTGTCAAGAAACTCATCAACTTCCCTTTCTCCCTGCGCAAAGAAAGCGTCTATCTCATCCTTTATAACATCAGACATAGATACTCATATAACCAAGATAATTGCACTTAGGGGCATTATAGACCTTTCCACCTCCTCGGTAGCTTCCATCATTGGAATAAACCTTGACTTCATCACCTTCGGAAATCTGGCACTTGTCACAAACAATGTGATATTTCGGTGTATATATGCTACCATTATCGGTAGTGAAATGCTCGGTAGAGTTGTCATCGCATCGACAACGCCCCATTTCTTTCCATTCCTCAGAAGAGCTAATGACCTCGTTGTACTTGTTGACAACCTTATTCACGAACTTCTTCTTTAATATATGAGGGGAATATAACATAACCTAGACATTTACCAAATATCAGACTTATCCGTGATAGTGGAAAGCCCTAAAGCTGCCACCACTTCATCATCCGGAGCAACACCATACTTACGGCAAAGCCACATATAGTATTGTCCTATCCTAGAGTAGTCCCAAGAGACAGAGAATCCATTTTCATTCACATTGCTCATATATGGAGCAAGCATAAGTTCCTCGATTACGGAAATCATCGCCTTGCCTACAACCTGCGAATTATCAGACGTATATTCTTCGTCAAGGTCTATACCTGACGAAATATCTTCCAATTGGGCATCGGTAATGTTCCAAGCACGCAACTTCTGCGAAATGTATTCTCTTATCTTCATGTGACATCATTATTTCTGAGCCTGACTCATAGCCTCAGCGATTTTCTTTGCAGCCTCCTGCTCGCTCTTTGCTTTTTCGTCAAGTTCCTTTTCTACATTCTCCTTTTCAGAAGTCTCTTCGGTTGACTCGGCAGCATCCTTTTTGCTGGTTTTCTCCTTTTTAGGCTTACTCTCCTTCTTCTCCTTCAAGACTTCCTTCTTGGGTGTCTCTTCTGATTTCTTTTCTTCTTCCTTTACAGGATTTACCTTCCCATCATTCAAGACTTCCTTTTTAGGAGTATCTTTAATTTCCTTATCGTCTTCTGGAGATGCAGAATGATTATCATCCTGCACCTCCAACATCTTGCAAAGCTTACGTTCGATAAGGGAGTTCATACGTTCTTCGTCAAAGTCCAAGATTGCACCAACTTCATAGATGGTGTTAAAATGGAACTTATCACGGAACGGACTAATTACCTCACCTCTCATAAGCCTAACCTACCGCTTGTGTTGAGTCCAAAGAGTAGATGGCATCAACGTTATTCAAGATAGGAACAACCATTGCTTGTGAGCTAGTGAACTCACGGAGTGGGTCGTTAGTAGAATAACGGCTAGCCAAGATATACTCATCGGCTGACTGATAAGTAACACCTGCAACTGGTCTTGTAGCTTCGGCTACGTTAGTCCAGAACAAATCACCAAGGTTATCATAGCATGTAAAGGTCATGTGACCCTTAGCCCAAGGATTGTGTGTTCCCTTCTTGCCATTAAGCTCGGTCTTGATTGTACGGGCTACACGTACCAAGTTGGTCTGCCACTTATTTCTAAAGATAGACGCAATCTGCTCAAAGCTCAAAATAGGAATATTGCTATTACTATTAATTGCAATGCCTTGATTGAAGGCAAACTGAGCACGAACCTGCTTGTTCTTGCCAAGCAATTTGATTGTGTAATCATCAAGGTAACAAGTAGTGATGGTGTTTTGGTCTTCCATCGCCTTGTCGTAAACCAATTGAATATCATCAAGTGGGGTTGCGTCCTCTGCATCCCAAGCCTTAGCACCGTGACCAAACTTATTTTTCTCGGCAAAACCTACATCAACTCGGACACCAGTACCACCGGAACGAGTTGCCAAAGCTACACCTGTTGACAGCTCACTGAGGAACATATCTTCAATACGCTCGTAAACCGCCTGAATACAACGAGGAAGGTCTGCAAACAAGTTACGCAAAATCTGTGGTTGAGGCAAACGTTGCGCAATCATGTTATCCAAATCCTTAAGCTGCTTCTCTGTCATGTAAAGCTTCATACCAACCTTTGGGATTTGACCCTCAGCAGTTGAAACCTTGTCACGGCTCTTCAATGGAAGTTCCGCATCCATTGATACAACATCAGCGGCAACTCGTGTGTATTCCGCAGTAATTGATGCCCAACGTCCGTCCTGACTATAGGTGTTAGTCAAGTGGTCTCGGTACATATAGGTCAATGTGGTCTGGTTCTTGCCGTTCAACTTCTCTACTACACTTGCAACAAGCTGTGGGAAGTATTTATTGACCAACTGAAAATAAAGTGATTTTTCCATCTGTTATCCTCCTTCTTTTAGTCTTTATCCATAGTTGCGTCAGACTCATCGAACTTGTTTGCATCCTCATCGCTAACCAAAGCAATCTTTGGCATAGCTGTAAGGAACGCATCCGGATAGTCTGCACCATTCGCAGCCTTAGCTGCTACCTTGTTTACTTGTCCAGCAGTCATAATTGCCGCTGGCTCACCATTCAGAATGGAACGATAGAGAACTCCTGCATACTTGTAATGCTCCAATGGGTCACTGGCTGTACCCAAAGTCTTATAATTGCCTGTTTCGATAGGCAATGGCTTGTAAGTTCCCTTACCATCTGTCACGATAACACGACCTGCGTAAAGAACTTCATCGTTTACGCCTGTCCAATCCAAAGCACGACCGCCCTTGATGTCGCCTTCCCATTTCTGGATAATGACGGAATCCTCACCAAAGACAATTTGCTTTTTCGTAGTCTTCAATTCCTGATTCATGTTTTTCAATTTTTAAAGTGACTGAACTAATGATGCGGCTACATTGTCAACTTCCTCCTTTGTTGGCTCACCTTCGCTTGCACGATAGCTGCCCCCGAATTGTGGTTGTAGCAACGCCTTGTAGTTGTTCACTACCTTTGAGAGGTATGTTTCGATAGTTTCATCTGTAGCATCATCGCTCAGAGTGAAACCCTCGTTGATACGACTTTCGGGAATGCCCAACTCCTTAGCCTTTGATAAAATCTTCGCATCGTGGTCTGCCTTTGCCTTTGCCTTTGCAGCAGCCTCTTCCTTAGCCTTAGCCTCCTCAGTTTGCTTTTGGATAGTTTCTTGCAATTCCTTAATGGTCTTGCTTTGCTCCTCCATCTGTTCGTTGTAAGTCTTGGCTTGGTCTGTATTTTTCCGTGTCAAGGTCTCAACGAGTTTTTTGAACTCTTCACGTTCCTTGGATCTTGCTTCCTCAGAAGCTTTCTTCTCTGCTGCTTGCTCTTCAAAGTACTTTTTGAGATACTCCGGCATTTCGTTTTTCTTTGCCAATTCCTCCAAACGTTTCTTTTCGGCTTCTTCAGCGGCTTTCTTGGCTTCTTCGTCAGCTTTCTTCTTAGCTTCTTCTTCAGCAGCCTTGCGTTCAGCATCTTCTTTAGCCTTCTGTGCCTCCTCGAACTTTTTCTTGGCATCGGTAACTCTGCGGTCATTGTCCTTTTGCAAGGACTCCAAAAAACTCTTTTGACTAGCAACCACTGTCTCGATGTTGTCATCAGTAACAAGCCCCATCTTATCAAGCATTTCGGCATGTGCCTGAAGAACTTCATCACCTAACCCAAGAGACTTATACTCTTGTTTTAGTAACTGGAAAATTTTATCTTTCATTCTTTCGATATATTTGTTAAAACTAGTGCAAAGATAATACGAAAAGAACAATAAACACATTAAACCGTTTGCAAGTATCTCACTTTTGCTTAAAAGTGAGTAATAGGGGTGTTTATAAGCGATTTAAGGCTATTTTATCACAAATATGAATAATTAATTGCAACACAAAATAAAACACCTTATATAACAAAAAAACGCCAAATATCCTCACGGACATCTGACGCTTGTCGAATTAAAAAGAACCTAAACATTAAAAAAATATCTAAAAGTTTATGACATTTCTCATATAACCCAAATGATTCAAATTAGAATAGAACCGTCCATCACGCTCTATGAATTTACCGGACTTCAAAATCTCACCATTATGCAACATTGCAAACTTAGAACCATGAGCTGTCCATTTATTCATTTCTTTCATATGTTCATCAGACCCCCAACCATATTTCTTGATAGTAGGATAAATGAAACGTTCAAAGCAAATCTGACTATCCGTTTTATCATGCTCGGAGCAGATCGGGAGCACTCCATTATGGGCGAACCAATAACCAGCCTTGTAGAACGGATGGCAATTCTTGACACAGACAGAACCATGAGTAGCAAATCTAAAATGTATGATTACATTCTCATTTATATCTCGCTTCATCAATCTACGTATAAATGTAGAGAAATGCAAGCTCTTATAATGGTCAGACTCACTCACAAATCCGCAACCATCGGGATTTCTCATATACGCTGCCTTCAGCTCATCTACGGATGGCAAAGCAACACCTTTCGGACATACAATAATAACACACATATCTTTACCCTTTCTTTTTCTTAATAATACTTTGATTTATTTGTGCCCTAGGGATTTAACCCTAGGACTGCATCAATTAATCGTTATTGGCTGCAAATGCATCCTTACGGCTCTGGAAGAAAGCCTTCTCTTCTTTATTCAAGAAAGGTATATCTTCGATGTTCATAACCTCACTAGTGAAGACATTGTTACGAGACCAACCGACAAGCTTTGCGCAGAACTTAACCCACATTTCAATCTTCTTGTAATTAGTTGAACCTTGATGCTGGCGAAACTCTATAGTCTTGTGACGTGTATAGCTCTCAGCATTTACCTTGTAATATCTGTCTCCATAAAAAACACTACGTCTTATATCGTAATTGTCGTGGCAATTAGAGAAATCCTTGTCAAGCAAGCTGGCTGCCCAACGGCAATTACCTCTTCTTGAAGGAGCCATAAAACTATCAATCAATCTTTCAAGCTTCTGATAATTCTTGAAGACGTTAACATACTGCTCGCCTGTCAACTTAGCTGCACCAATATGAACGTGAAGACCACAAGTAGAATTTACTCTTGCACCTACGGCATCCAAAGACTTGATAGCCTTCTTCAAAGTTTCCATACCATTTGTATTGCCATTCAATACCGGACTAACAACCTCGTTAGGGTCAACATCACCCCCAACTGAAGCATCACTAACAATCTTGAAATAACTCTTGTTATCGGTGTGGTTATAGCCCTCAGAATGAATATCAACACCATTCTGACGACCCGCCTCTATCAAGGCATTGCGCTCGGCATGAACACATTCAATCTCAACACCGAATGTATAAACGAATCTCGTTGAAGTTGAACCGCTTGGTACACAAACCTTCAACATATCAGAGATTTCTTTCTCACGAAGACCGCAAGCCTTCAATGCAACAATCTTTTCGTTGCGAGGCATCTTAGACTTCTTGATTTCGTCAATAGTCTCGATTAATGACTTCTTTGAACTTGCGAATGAAAAACCAGTCTGCTTAGACATAATCAATTGTGCTAGTTGTTTCGGGTCTTACCCCTTGGTGTCGCTCTCACCTTATTGAGTGAAACTTGTCACTCGGCAAATCAACCAACTTATCTTGATTGACGATGCAAAGATACGAATAAGTTTTGAAATATGCAAGTTATTTAATGTTTTTCTTTTGTATTTTAACCTTTTATAACTGATATATGGGTCTTGTTAACATTTCAGCTTTTATTTTACCTTATTATATATAAAAAGGCTTCGATGTTCACACACCAAAGCCTAAAAAACTTTACTAACTAATTACCAAATTTTATCGACTATCTTTTTAAATCATCACCAATATCTTCTTCTACTCCCAAATCCGGTAGTCTGTCATAGGCTTTTTGGTCATCACCTCCTTCAGACTTAACACCTAGCAGGTAGCCATTCCGAAAAGCATAATATACCACCTTTTCCATATCTTTAGCCGTAGCGTTATCTGTCAAATGCAGCGTGGCGTACAATCCCATCAAGAACTTCCGTACATCTTTTGGATATACCTTGTTGTTCTTTTCTAAAGCGACTGCCATTCTTAACGGACTTTTCATATTCTTCAATTTTTCGTTAAACCATCAAATGAAGCACAAAAGAGAGCCATTCAGCTTGTTTCCCTAGTTCATAGACTTATTCACAACTTTATTCGTCTCATCTGCTTTCTACGTTTGCCCGTTGACAGATGTCCGAAATTCCAACAGAACAAACATCACGGCTCTCTTCTTGTGTATCATTGTGCCAACGGAAGGATTCGAACCTTCGACCCTAGGATTAAAAATCCTATGCTCTGCCACTGAGCTACGAAAGCGTAAAGGAATGGTTGGAGTTGCACCAACGCCCCCTTAGTTACCAATCCAAGTGCTCTACTTCTGAGCTACATTCCTCGTAATCTGACAAAGTTACTCGTGGTGCAAGGGAGATTCGAACTCACCGAACCCGCAATGGGAATTGATTTACAGTCAATCTTCTTTAACCGCTTGAATATCGCACCATCTATGGAACACATTCCTAACATTACTTTGTTGCCCCAAGTGGATTCGAACCACTAATGACAGAACCAAAACCTGTAGTGTTGCCATTACACCATAGGGCAAATTTGTACTGCATAAAGGATTCGAACCTTTGAATACCAGCGTGAAAAACTGGCGACTTAACCACTTGTCTAATGCAGCATCTAGGGATTCTCACCCTAATTAGAGTTGCCTTGTTATAGTCTAGCTAGGCTGGATAACCTGGAAACCATGCCGTAAACTCCTAAGTCTTGACTTATTATGGTAGAAGAAACCTCATTGAAGGCCATCTGTTTCAAACACGATGCAAAGATAAGCATTTTATTTTATCCTTGCAAATGTTTTAGTGTTTATTTAGACTCTTTTGATGATTTTTACATCATTCATCCTTGCGAAGAATACCACAGATGGTTTCTACAAGTTTCTTTGCGTCATCACCTTTGATTTCGATGACATTGGAAATTCCTTCTGGAACATCCTCGCCTTTTTGTTCCTTATCCAAACGCTTACGAAGAGTCAAGTCTGGATTCTCTACCAAGATAGAGTCCAAAGCATAATTGCAAATGCGGCTTGCAAGCTCCTCGTTACCATTCGCATCACGCACAAACTCATTCTTGCCTTCAAGAATACCCACAATCTCGTTGTATTCTTCAGCACTCTCGCAATTTCGTGAGAGCATACCAATCACCTTGTAACGGTCAATCTCAAAACTGACCTTTAATTTGTCTTTATTCATTTCTGTTTACTTGATTTGAAAATTAATTAATTGCGTCTTATATTCCACATGCTTTCCGCAGGGCCAACCATAACATCAATATTTGCTCCTTGCTTATTTGCTACTGTCTCAATCCACTTAAGGTTGATAAACTGACCAGCGGAAAGGTTCATTTCTTCCATATATGCCTTATCTGCCTTTGCCTTTTGTCGCTCAGCCTTTTCTCTTGCTATCTGCACTTCATATTCACGTTCTTGTGTCTGCTTGGCTTGCACGACCTTTGCCGTGCGGTTCATTTCATTAAGCTGTTCCTTGTTTGGTGTAGCTTTACCGATGATAACCTCCTTTATGATGATAGGCATCTGCTTTTTCTTTGATAGAGCGTTCACATAGTCCTGCATCTGCTTGCGTATCTTGGTGTCAATCTGATTAAGCACTTGCCGATTCGACATCAAGTCAAATGGGGAATGCTGAGAAATATGGTCTCGAACCAGATTGCAGAAATAATTGTTGAGATTAGTATCAAACCATTTCTCACCATAATTCTGCAAAAGAATTGGGGACTTGCCTTGCTCAATCTGAGTAATGATTACAGTATGGAAGTCAAGTGGCGTGTTATCGTCACTAAACAAATCATCTAAGGTAATCTCGTGACGGACTGGAACAATCTTGAAGTAATAACCACTCGTTGACCACCAACACCAAGTGAGACCAGTCTGCACTGCTTGCTGTTCAACACCTCCATGCCCAATAAACCAAGGCTTCTTTACGATTACGGCTTCTTCGTCTGCATCAGGAGAAACCGAATGACAACTTGTAAGCGCACTCATGCCGAGTATCGCAAAACAAAACATTAAGATAATTTTCTTCATTCTTAATTTGATTATTATGTTATATTATACCAAAATTTCCTCTCATAATAAAGTTCTACCTTTTTCTCATACCGGATAGCATCTGACTCTTCGCAAAGCTGACGAATACGCATATACAAGCGTTTGTCCAGCTCTTCTTCAAACAGAAGAGACAATTCCTTCCAATTGTCAACAACAGGAGCAAACCAAGGATACTGCTCCTTCACAGCTTGTAGTTCATCCAAGGTTACGTGTCCGTATTCTACCATGTCATAGCATCTACGGAAGTCACTATTGTCTTTGGGAATATTCAAATCTTTCTTTCGTTTTACCCCCATCAATGCACTCCACATAGTCATTGAAGAGCCACCTGTATCACAAGTGGCTATCCACTCTATCATTCTTTGCTTGTTCATTTTCTTTTATATTAATCATGCTAAGTCGCTTTATTAGCTCTTCACATGCTTCTTTAGTTAAGATGCAATTCTTGAAATCTTTAATACCAGTAACCTTTTCACGAATAGCAGCATTCGTGTCGTACACTTCTTGTAGTTTTTTCTGAAACTCAATTACGTCTTCGTTGGTGAGTTTACCTTTCTTCTCAACAATCTTGTTTGTTATATTCTTATAAACACATTCGAGTTCAATACATAAACGAGTTTCTAACTCCATCATTATTGCGTGTACAAAAGTATCATAAAGTCTTTCCATCTTGTATTTCCTCCAAAAGTCTTTTGATTTCCTCGTTATCTTTATTCTCAATGCGAGCCTTTAAGATACTCTTGAAAGCGGCATCCATCGCCTCGTATCTGCCTAAATACTCCTTGCCATCCGTATGACACAAGCCTTCCTCTACACGCCATGATGTAGTTTGCCAACAGAACTTTCCTTTCGAGACATTTGCGACACAAATATAATAACCGAAATGCTCTAAAAGCCAATCAAGCACCATATCATAGCTTGGAGCGGATATTGCCGGATGCTTACTACTCAACTTTAATGCAGCAGAAAACTCAATATTGGATTTCTCCCACTCGGAATTGGAGTAAGCAATATAACTGCCGTAATGCTCACTATATTTTCCACCCTTACGAATACCACCCTTTGCTGTCCAAGGGCTGGCGTAAGCCCAAAATTCGGCTATCTTCTCATCGTAGCCAACCTCCTTCAGAAGCTTGGCTATCTCAAAAGGAACTACCTTTGGTTTTACCGTATGCCTATTTGCCATTTTTCACCCTTTCTAAACTGAACCCGATTCTGACTTATCTAATTCATCAATCGCCTGTCTAAGCAAAGGAAGTATCTTATCCAAATCATCGAAATTCGGTACGACTTCATTCACTCGCAAGATTGCTTGACCTAGCAAACTCTTAATCTTTTTTCTGTCCATTGCTCTCGGCTTGTTTCTCTAAGTCTTTTAAATCAACCTTCTCAAACCGAGGAACCGGCTTACCATCTACCTCAACATTACCAAAGAACATATCCTTTGGTCGCACCCAAACTTCATGTTGTCCGCACACTGCTTGATACGCAACCTTAGCTTCAGAAGTCTCGCTATCAGTAACCTCACCAAGGTACTCATAGAAATTACCCTTGTAGTGTCGGTAAATCGGCTTATTGAATCCACCATGCAGCCAATCGGCTTTGTCCTTGATTTCCACGTACTCCCTTACCGCATCACACTTACAGGACTTACTCAGCTCTTCTACCCAATCAAAGAAAGCTTGTTTGTCCTTGACCTCTTCACTTGATACCATGAAGAGATAAGTGCAAAGAAGCATCTTACCTGCATCGGTATCATATTTCTTGTTCACCTCTTCAGCTAATTGCATCATAGGTGTATCTAAGCGATAATTCCAACTCATAATCTATCCTTTTTTACTTTTTAAATTTGCCAAATCCTCTTTCAAACGTAGATGGAAATTATCTTCTCCATCATCACCGGAAAGAAGGTAATCAATTCTTTGGGCATAAACCTGAGCTTTCTTCAGAAGTTCAACGCCCTTCTTAAATTCCTTGATAGTCTCTTTAGACAAGCCGTATTTGTTAGGCATCGTATGATGATGCTTTCTAACATACTTGTCTTCATCCTCCTCTAACCATCGGTCTTCGAGAAAACATCTTTCATCTTCCTCATCCAATGGATGACCATCAATATAATCTTCTATCTTTGTATATATGTCAGCAATCCTATACTGAGCATAATCAAAACGTCCACCACTCATAATCTTCCAACTACTGGAATTTGAACTTATTTCAGCACACTCAATCTTGCTTCTAGCTGTTGGATGATGTTATCTATTGTCTTACCCTTATAGTCAACAGCAATATCCTCCAACACTTTAATCTGAGCCGAAATCTTAATTCTATCTATTATTAATGTCATAATCAAACTTGTTTCTTATGATGCCGTGCTTGCAAAGTTGTAATGCACAATATATACATAACCACCATACATCTTTCCAATAGTTACTTCAACGTAATCAAAGATGATGTCGCCATCCACCTTGTAAGAAACCAAAGGCCCAGTAGGGAATGCGTTGTGCTCTGTATAGTAACGATACACTTCTTGTGATAGTAACTGCTTGAATACATCAACCTCACCGTCCTTTGAAAAAACACCCTTAAACTCATCTTCATTGTCGATTGCAACAACTACTCCAAGTTCTTTTCTTACACATACACCTTCGTTTGTACCACTTTGCTCATTATACAAGACTGGTAATGTGTAAACACCTCTCGATTCTTCCATATGCTTATTCTTAATTTGTATTTTATTTTATCCTTCCACTTTCTTACATTGAGCTAAGTCTATCGCATACGCCCAACGCTTAGGGACAAAAGACATCGTAGGCTCAAATCTATTTGCACGTTCAACACATACATCTTGCGTCCGGTAAATCAATCCGTCTGAGCCTTTTACCTGTAACTCAACTAGAATAGTGTGGTCTAGCATCGGGAACTTATCAATATCATGCCAGACTTCACCACCTTCAATGAAGGAAGGCTTAATATGATTAATCTTTTTTGCCATCACTTACCACATATAAAATGGTTTGACTTATATTCTCTAGTTATGGTCTCACGGCTACCAAAGCACCATAAGTACTTGGATTGCTCCTTGTGTAACCTAGGAGACTTGATGTAATAGCCATTATTGACATCGTAATGCTTACGTACCATAATGTTCTCGTTAACCACTCCGACCTCATCATCCGTAATTACATAGAACATTCGACCATCACTAAATGCATTTAAGCCTTTGTACACCCCATTAGGGACAACCATCTTTTCATAGCCATTCGTTCGCCAATTGGCACAATGCCAGATGGTTCCCAAATCATCATCATTCAGAAGATTATTATCAATAATAACCTTGCCGATAACCTTGAATTTGCCATCATGCATCATAGCCTCAACGACAAATTCATCGGCAGCGTTGAAATCGCTAATCTCTATGATTTTCATAATACTTGTGTTTTATATTCTCGTAAACCACCCTCTTTGCAGCCTTTGCTCTTCTGTTATTATCAGAAAAAACATCATCATACAAAGACATATCTTCACTCTCAAAAGCCACATGCTCACCTTTGTAGCAAGCATCAAAGCGGCATCCTTTTTCGGACTTAGCCGCAGTAAACTTTATCTTACCAAACTTAATCTGCATAAGCCCTATCCTAGAAAATAAATTAATGATACTATTTCAAGAGCAAATAAAAACGCTAACGCATTCTCAATTGTGAATACCTTTTTCATTGTTTCAATACAGTTTTACGTGTGTCTCACGTTCTAAATTTATATTGTAAGGGGATTTTATATCCCCTTTGTTATTCTTACTTTAAAACTCGATAAGTTTCGTAGAAATCGTGAAAACTCTTCAAGTAACCTTTCTCTGTCAAAGAGTTTAAGATTTCTTTCAACTCATCCTTGGTATTATCCAAATCGAAATCATACAACTCAGCAAATGTAAAGTACTTGTTACCACCAATTACATCAGCCATCACTTCGATATTGCCATAAACCATTGTTTCTTTCTTACTCAATCTAGTATTCATAACGAATCACAGTTTTTACGGTGTGTCTCACCTTTTTAATTAGTAACCTTGTTTCTTAATTACATTGCAAAGATACAAAGAATTATTGAAATATGCAAATTATTTAATGTGTTTCTTTTATATTTTAACGCTTATTATATATGTGGGTACAAAATTAACTTTCTGTAGCAGAAAAAGCCAAAGAATCCACCATTTCGTTATACATATTACCTCTATGAGCCTTAACCCAATGGTATCTTATCACCTTGCCTTTCGCTACCTTATTATATATAGGCTGTAAGTCTCCTAACTTGCAAGCCTGTATTCTCTCTATAGCCACTTGGCAATCCACATATACATCAACAGAACACAAAGGAGGGCAATCACCCAATGCTTGAATGACCGCCCTTATTTCGGCTCTCACCGAATCGTTCACTTTGGCTGTGATAAATGTATATTTCCCACTATTGATAATCGCTCCCTTATGAAGCACAAGCCAACCGCAACCACACTTGTTGTTCTTACTAGAGCCATCAGCATACACTTCATAGCGCACACCTTTAGCCTCATCAACAATCATCTGAGCAACAACCTCCAAAGAGTCATTGCTCATCACATTGGCTATTTGCTTGGCTTTCTTCTTCATAAGCGATTAAATCAAACCTCGTTCCTTGAACTCATTCATCAATGGGGTTGCCAAGACCTCAATATCTGGATGAGGCTTTCCGGTAGTTCCTTTTGATCGCAAATCGAAGAAATGAAGCCAATCACTCACGAATGCTGTATGAATCAACTCCGTGTTGGTATCAAGAGGAAGTATCGTTCTCGCATCCTGTGGTTTAAGACCATCATCCTTGACCAAAGACAAATACATCATTTCGCATACTCTATTTGCAAACCACCATTTTTCTACCGGACTCCAATGCTCATAACTACCGATGTTCTTTGATAGGTCAACAAATGTTCCACCATCAAAAGACGATGGATTAACCGCATCATCTTCGCTAACCCACTTTGGCTTGTTGATAGCAATCTCTCCTCCGAACTTATCTTTACTATAGTTGCAATATCGGGTGCTTTGTTCCGCTACGGAATCTACACGATGTCTGTTAGCCTCTCTACTTACCGCAATCTGAGTAGTAAAGCGGACTGTTATTCGCTTCTCATGCCATTCCGTAGGCTCGCAAATATAGTCCAAATCCTCAAACCATTCATTCTCTACTATAACTCTGTAGTTAGTCGTAATATAGTAATCGTTACCTATCTGCATCACCTTGGAATACTTGTTCTCACGATAGTGTTTTACCAGTAGAGACTCCGGAACAAAGAAGTCATTATCGTAAGCAACATGGAGATAAATTGTTCCATGTTCACACATGGCAAGATGGTTGCTGCTTACCATACGCTCAACGAAAGGCTTTGCGCTGTCTTTGTCTATCTTCATACTTGACGCATAGCAAGTGCGACCGCATAACTCTATCTGCTTGTAAACTCCATCCATGCCCTTGCCTTGGGATAGGATTTCATATCTCGGTTCTAATATCTTCATATCCTTATAAGTTTTGAAATTCGACCACAAAGATAACTATTATATTCCACTCTACCAAAAATTAGCATTCAGTTTAACAACACTTATCTATATTGTGAAAAACAAAAACTTTCAGACATAAAAAAGAGGAGAGTGCATCACGCATTCCCCTCCTTCTCGATTATATATCAATATTACTACAGTTTAATCGTGTGTCTCACCGCTTGCAAACATATCTACTTGCTTGGATGACTTGTAGCCGATGATTTCCAATACCTCCCCAAATTTAGAATCATACCAATGTGGTTGTGTTTGATTCATATTCTTCTCGTTGATGTCGTTCTCACCATAAGCCAATCCTTTCTTGGTAATCTCACAATACTTGTGTACCTTGTTCGTACCCTTGCGCTCTTTTAGCTTCAATAATCCTGCCTTTACCGCCAACTCATTGAACTTTCGAGCAGACAAGCCTACACCATGAGATTTCAATAACTCCGTAGCGGAATGCTTTGCACCATTCGGTGCGCTCACATAATCAGGTGTCGGCAACCCTAATGGTTCAGCAATTTTCTTAGCCATCGCCAATTTGGAAACATCGCTGAGGTTCAGATAACCAGGAAGAAAGTTCAACCACTTCAGCTTGATGTCAAAGGAATCGGAAGCCTTCTTGTCCAGCTTCTCCTGCTCGTACTTGACTCTGGCAACTTTCTCGACTTCGATGAAGTACTTACGGAACAATCTACCTTGCTCATTGTTCTCTATCATACACAACTCCTTTGCCATATCCAAAGATAAGGCATACTCAATACGACTTCGACCACCATTTGAGTTTTCCATAATTTTGTGGAAAACTTCAAAATCTTGATTTTCAACGAATCCATACTTTTCTATGCGATTTTTAATCCATGTTGAAAAGTCTTGCTTACTGCCCAACTTTTGGTGCAGCTCCCTTGCGTTCACGGCTTGTTTGCCGTCATGCTCGATAATCTCTACAACTTCAATACCTCTCTTTTCATTGTTAAGGAACTCTGAGACTACTGGTAAAGCCTCTACATTTACATCAGTTTTGTTAAATTCTAATGTCATTTACCTAAAATTTAAATTGTTAATAATTATATTTGGCTGTGGTGGAAACGAAAAGCCCCATCCGCTAAAGTCACGAGTGCGGACAGGGCTTGTGTCAACCGTCCACTTATGTAAGGCGATGAACGGAATGACGATGCTCCACGCTTGGAGCAAATGAAAATATTTATTTTGTAAAATTATTCAAATGTCAGTCAGTCGTGCGCCTTACTTCACAACCTTGTTATTTCGGCTGCAAAGTTAATGCTATTTTCTTTAGCTTGCAAACGCTTTAGTGTTTAATTTAAAACATTAACGTTTGTTTTGCTTTGGAGGACTTCTGTCCTCGTCAGCACGACCAGCTATCGTGGCACATTGCTGCACATTACTTCTTCTTTCCATTGCTCACGAAATTTAATTGTTAACCTCAAAGATAATGTGCAGTTGTTCAAGTGTGCCTCACCTTATGTTATGTTACGCTACCATTGATAGCATTTCTTTGCTTTGCATCTGAATCCATTGGCAAGCATCCTTGCGGAAAAAGATGTCAGAATCGAACCGCTTGCCATCCACGATAATGTGGCTACCCTTGCACTCGAACTTGTGGTTTTGGGTCAATGGTATCAAAAGGTATGTATCACCCTCTTTCTTGTCATACACAAGCGTCAAATCCGTGCCGATAACCTGCGATACCACCTTATGCTCATCTGAGCTTAAAACACCAATCTTCTCATCGTAGCTCACGTAAAGAGCATCCATCAAATTCTTATCCATATCTCTTAAATATTTAATGTCCAAAGTCCGGTGCAGTTTAGCGTGTGCCTCACGAAATCTATTACAAGTCACACTCGTATGAGTATTGCTTTTTCAGCTTGTTCAATGCATTCTCGGTAACGTAGTAGATGTTATCGAAATACTCGCTTTTCTTGATGCTTCGGCTTTCCTTCAGCTCTACCTTGTGATTGAATGTCACTTCGTAGCGGTTAGCGATGCTTGTAATCAAGAAATCGACCTCACGCTTATGTCTGTCCAGATCGGTCTCTTTATACTCTCCACGCTTGAGAAATGCGTCCTTGTTCGTCTCTTCGATGGTTGCAACCATGTTGCCTTGCATCACGATAATCTTTGCGCTCATATCTAGTTTCTTTTTAAATCGTTAATAACCTTGTTAAGCAACTCTAATCAAGTTGTAGTTCTTGAATTGTCTCCACTCGCCCTTGACTTCATCCCAATACTTTGTGCAGTCCTTGCAAGCGTAACCCTTGCCGTTTGGAGTGTAGTCAATATGACTCTCCATCAAAGTGCCGAAAGCCTGACGAATCTCACCATTCATTTTCTGAAAGTAGAACTCAACGACCTGCTTCTTCATGCGAGCCTTCAGTTTGATAACCTGCCAAGCTTGCTTCAAGCATTCTGCCCAACTCATATAAGCACCTTTAAGCTGAAAGGCTCTGTGTGCCATATTCATCACTTCTCTCATCATATTCTTAAATGTAGTAGCCATAATCTTTCAATTTTAAACGTTAAACTTAAATTACTTACTTTGCAAGTCCGATGCTCTCACGCAAGAAGCTCTTAGCCTCATCGTTGTTCATATTGAGCTTTATTGTTATCATATTCAACATTCTATCAACATCTTTTTGGGTGTTCATTCTGTTGCTTACGAACTCTATCATAACGAACTTCTGAATCAAGTTTCTTCTTATCATTGAAGTAGTCATATTGCTATACCGTTTTACGAGTGCCGACTCGGAGGTGCAACCTCAGCTAAATTAATAATGTTATTGTGACCTTTGTTTCTTAATCACGATGCAAAGATACTAAGTTTTATCCTAACTACCAAATATTTTATTAAGTTTTATCCTAACTTTAACCTTTGTTTGCTGATTTAATATACAAATTAAGATATGTTTGCATAGTTAGGTTAAAAACTTAGTTTTTCATAATAAGTTTGGCTGTTTGCGAAAATATTTGTATCTTTGCAACATCAATAAATAAAGTTAGAACTTAATATATAATAAGGTATGGATATACGAGGCATAATTAAACGAAAAGGCTTTACGCTAACGTATGTAGCGGATAGGCTGACTAATAAAAATGGTGGTAAGGGAGTATCTTTGCCATCCTTGATACAAACTATTGATGGGAATCCAACTGTCGCTAGTCTTCAGGAGATAGCAAGCATTATAGGTGTAACGCTTGCAGAACTAGTTTCCGAAGCTGATAGTTCTGATTTCATCGCCCTAATAAAACAAGGTGGTGAGTTGTATTCCGCATCGTCCATTGCTGAGGCTAGGGACGTGCTGGACAAGTTGGAAAGTGTTAAGTAACGTAAGGAACATTCCTTGCAAGTATTAATAATTAAAACTTTTACGGCTATGAATGATTTTTTCAATTTGAGAGGTACAGCGGTATTCCGTGTTCTCTCGTTAATTAGTACAGTAGCACTATGGTTAACTATATTATTGTTTGCCATCGGCTTGATGATGGGCTTCTTTGGAGAGCAGGAGACGAAGGCGATAGGATGGGCAATGGTTGGATTCTCAATCTCTTCCTTTATCTCTTGCCTATTCATGTTCGGCTTCTGTTACCTGATTAAGATAGCTAAGTCTTACGACAAGGACAAGCAGGAGGATAATAAGGAAATAGTATTCCAATACAAGGGTTACAAAGGCACTTTCACAAAGGATGACAATACTGGAAGGTTTGATGGCCACATCATCGGGACAAGCTATTCCTACTCTGGCTACAGCCTTTCAGAGACAGAACTTGCATTTCAAGCGAGAGTTGACGAATTACTGGAAGAAAAGAAACTATAAAAAAGAAAGAGGAGCCCATCATACGTTCCTCTTCTTTGTTTACAATCTACTCATCTTGTCTTTTAATTCGTGAATATCATTGAATGCTTGCAGCATAGGCTTATGCCATCGCTCTTGTCGCTCATCAATCGACTGCAAGTACATCAAGCTTTGTGCAAGGATAGTCCTATCCTCATCAACGGCTAACCAAATGTTACCCACATTACCCATAATAGTATTCACGCTAGCCGTTAATAAGCTACCCTCTGTACCACCATCACGAGCCGCAATAGCATCCAACTTGGTATTTATGAGCTTTGCTTCCTCATACGTTCCCTCTGTGGCGATCTGCACCGCAGTGAAACGACCATTCAACTCTTCTCCTGTATCTTGGCTCATTGATTCAAAAGAACCGGAAGAAGCGGACTGCTCGTAAGATTGCTTGTAACCCGTAATATCAGCAATATTATCACGAATAGCCAAACCCTCTTGAACTATCTTGTCATACTCTTCTTTAAGATTATTCAATTCGGTTGGCGTGAGCTGCCTTCCTCCATTCTCCTTCATCTTGTTTGCCCAGCTCTCATAAAGAGGCTTAAGCTTTTTATTCATAAGGTCTCCCAAAGCGAAGTTAAGCATCGACTGGTTGAGCATTGTAGTGAAGTCATTAGAAAAATCCTTTGCAGACTTACTCATATCCATAAGATTGTTTATGAAGTCACTCTTCATCGAATCAAAGGTTGTTTGAGTCAAATTCTCATTGATTTGCTCCGTCAACTCCTCTAGTTTTCCCGCCAGTTCTGTATATTGCTCCCAATATTCCGTCTTATCATACTTACCTTGGTCGGTCATGTTCTTCCATACATCCGCATTATGTGTACGAATGTCAGCCATCTGCTCTGGAGTGAGCTTATATATATCCTCCAAGGAATTAACCTTGTTTATCGAAGAATTGGTATAACCGCCTCTGACTGCCGATTGCTGTGCCAAAGTCTTATTGATTGCCGCATAATCTTGTGCAGAAAGATTCCAATAATAAGCATTTGAATGGTGTGCCCCATGATACCCCATCTGTGTTTTGAGAATATCCATCGTTTGGGTATTAACCTGCTTTTGGGCATCATAAGCAGCATTATAATTGCTGACTGCCGTATAACCGGAAGACTTGTCGATAGAATCCTTTAACTTATCAATAGAATACATCAATCTGTCATTGCTCTCGGTCAGCTCTTCTGTTTTCTTCGCAACTTCTGCACCATTACCTCCGCCAATACCGAACATCTTGCCCAACGAGCCAATGGTTTTTATTCCATTCATAGCCGCACCTATGTAGTTTCCGCTTGCAAAATCAGAAAAGGCTTGTGTTCCACTGTTCAATGCATCCATTCCCTTATTCACGGCTTTACCAAAGCCTGTGTTTCCGAGACCCAAAGCATCGACTAACCCAGGAAGGTCTTTCAGCTTCTCTTGGATTTTCCTCAAGCCTTCAGCCCATTCCTCTATAGTATCATGCAAGCTCTTCTTTGCAGCATCCTGCTTTACCTTGGCTTCTTCCTGTGCCTTTCCGACTTCCTTCGTAGCCTTTCCGACCTTAACCTCTGAAACCGCCAAATCATCAAAAAGCTTACGTAACTTCTCCGTTTGGCTTACACTGAGATTCTTGGTAGAACCCATAAGTTTGTCCTTATTGGCAGAAGTGATATTACTGGTATCTATGTTAACCCCACTTTCCGCAAACACACCTTGGATTTTTCTCCTTTGGCTCATGTTATCAGCCTTGGCATCAAACTCCCCCTTTCTAGCTTGTGCCAATCGGTCTTGCGCATCCTTCGCCTCATCAATAAGCCTACGGTGTTCACGGACTGCATCATTAACCAATCCCCATCTATCCTTCTGCTCGGAAATCGCATCATCAATCTTGTAGATTTGGTCAGATACGGTTTTCATGTCATCAATTTCCAACGTACCCGAACCAAGCAACTCCTTCATCTTCTTGCGAAGGTCTTCAAGATAAGGAATACTCAATCGGTTCATATCCTGAAAGACAACATCCCAATTGATAGAATCCTTGAAATCCGAAAAATTCAACTTCTTCAACTGGTCGTTCATCTCCATTTCAGCGTTCGCTGCACCAAAAGTATCTCCCTTTTCTCTTGCAAGGTCTATCTTGTCCGTGTATTCTTTTAGAATAGCATAACGTTGTTGTTCTAAGCTGCCGTATTGCTTCATGAAATCCAACATGTCCCTAATCTCTGCTTGCTGGATTTCCTTCAGCTTTAATTGCCTCTGTTTCTCAATCAAGGCAATTTGGTCTTCAGAGTTCTGTCCAATGGTCTTTCCTAGATGATTACCCTTGTCGTCAACCATTTGTGTGCCCAATACCTCTTTGCGGTATTCCGCATCGGACTTACCCTGTTTCCACATGCTGGCTTTACGACCTTTTCCCGAATTTACCCATACGATCTGGTCTTTCTTCTTCTTAGCCTCAACGAGTTTGTCAATCGAATCCTCTATAGCCTTTTTCTCCTTGTCTGAAGACATATTAATTTGAGCAATCTCCTTTTCGGTCTCATTCTTAATCAATTCTGTTCTTCGCTTTGACAACTCATCACTGGCTTTCTCCGAATAGGATGAAATAGACTTGGAATAGTCTTCCTCAGCCTTCTTGCGTTCATACGCTCTTGCTTGTGGGTCATCCGTTGCACCTGTTTTCTTAGGTGTTGTTTTCTTAGGTGTAGCTTTCTTTGTCGTTTCCTTCGGCTTATTTGCATCGGCTTTTCTTTTCACCTCTCTATCTTTCAGAATAGAACCAGCCATAGCGACATCAAGCCTATTGGCATTTTCGTCTCTTAGCTGATTTCCTTGCTTTGTCAGCAATTTACTTCCTTTATGATTAGTTCGGTATTGCTCTTGCCTATTTAAATCTGCCTTACGTCTATTAATCAAAGATTGCAACTGCTTATCCGTTAAAGATTTCATCCAACTTGGAATTTCTGTATCATCATAATGGATTTTCAAATTTAATCCATATTCCTGATTCCATATAGAAATAAGCTGGTCTGTTGAGGAAGTTAAGGCATCTATGCTTTGTTTATTTTGCTGAGCTACCCATTGTGACCTAGCCTGTGTATTATTCCAATCTACATTTTCAGCAGCCGCCTTCATTATCGCATCCTCTGCGTTTTTATAACTTATCTTTAATTTTGCAAGATTACTCGTATGCTCCAATATCGAATGGTCAGTATTCTCTATAGTTGCTATATTGTAATGTTGTTTTTCTAAGAACGAATCAATAGGCGCAAATGTCTTTTTAACTGCATTTGTGTAAATATTAAAAGCATCTATATGCTCCTTGTAAGACAATGTGCTATCATCTACTCTTTGCTTCAACTTAGCCAGCCTATCTAAAACCTCATCTGTTGCTATGGAATTATACATCATTTGTATTGATGTTATATCTTCCTTATCTACATGTTGCCCACCTTGATACCAATGACCGGATAAGTCTTTGCTAAAATTGTCATCTTCTTTGTTTCTTGCTTCTGTATATTGGGAAGTGGCAGACATTAAAGCATTAGCCTTTTCTCTTTCAGCATTCTCCAATTGTAAGGTTGCAACAAATTCATCATGCTTTCCTTTAAGTGTTGTTAAATTGTCCTTTTCGGCATCACACTTAATCCCGAACTGCTCGTATGTTTGGATAAGTTCTTCTTTAGCTTTGTTGTAAGCATCAGTTCCTTCCTTAGAAGACCTCATTACGTTAAGCAAGCCATCAACTTTCGCCCTTGTGTTTTCAGCAGAATCTCCAAAATGCTTTGTGTCAACAGAAATATCTTCCTCTTCACCTCCGAACATTGCAACGGCACTAGCAAGCGTTGTTACCAATGTTATAATACCAGTAATCGGATTTGCAAGCATAGCAGCCCACATTCCCTTTAAAGCCATAGTTGTGGATTTTACCGCATTACTAAGCATTAATTCAGCAGTTGTCATTATTTTAACACTTGCGGTATGGATGGCATTTTTTACCGTTGAAGCAGCTGTAGCTAAAGTACTAGCCTTTTTCGTAGTCGTATTTGTAGCTTGACTAACAGAATTCAACTGCGTTTGTAGTGTTGCTTGTCTCTCTTGTAATTGCTCACGAATAAGCGCAGCTCCTCTTTGCTGACTTGCAATTGTCGAAACATTTGTTTGAGCAGTATTCACTTTCTTCGCAGCGGTGGCCAAACGTTCCTTTGCTTCTAGTGCATTCACGGCATTACCCTCTGCGTCAAAAGCTAAGTTTGCACCATCAGCGGTTTCCTCAACCAATTTTTGAGCCTCAGCAAAGGCATCTTGGGCATCTTGCAAATCATTCAAGGCTGCTGTATATTGTCTAGCTAACTCAATATCCCTATCATCAAGATTTGATATTTTCTCTGTGGTTGTTTTCAAATCTTCTTTAAGAGATTCTATCTTTTGTTGACGAAGTTCCTCTGTCTTTCTTTTTTCTTCATCAAGCTCAATTTGGCTTTGTGCCGTTGCTTGTTGTTGAGTCTGTAAGAGTTCACGTTTCGTCTCTAGCTGAGAACGCATTTGTGCCGAAATAACGCCCTCTTGCTCGGCTGCATCTAACCTTGCCTTTACAAAGTCATCGGAAACAGATGTATCTCCAACAATACTTGCCAAGTCTTGTTGTTTATTTACTCGCTCTTGCTTTTTATCCTTACCCAGCGACTTGTAGTTAGAGTTTTCTAGGTCTTGCAAACGCTTGATTTCTGCGTCAATTCCCTTCATCATATCATCGGCTTTTTGAGCTTCCTCTGCTTTGCGAATAGAAGCAGCCGCCATTAATGATGCACGATAAGAACCAACAGCTACTGTAGCAACGCCAATAACTTTTATTACCTCTTGCCAATTCTCTACCATAGCAGAAATAATTGACAATCCACTAGAGAACACGCCCTCGGATTTTTTGCCGATTTCGTTAAACATCTGTTGGATAGAGTCGCCAATGTTACTCCACTGACCCTCCAATGTCTTTGATTGTTGCTCCATCAGGCCTCCGAAACGACCGCCAGCTTGCGTCATGTTGGCGATAGCTTCCTTGAAGATGTCTGATGTGACTTTTCCCTTAGAAACAGACTCTTGAACCTCAGTTGTATTTTGGTGCAAAATTTTACCCAACTCTTCTGCCAAAGGAACACCTCTACCCATAAACTGACGCAAGTCCATTGTAAACATTCTTCCTTGCGAAACGGTCGTTCCGTAAAGATAAACAAGTTCTCCAAGCGGAATGTTCAAGCCCGAAGCAATGTCACCTAGCTGAACAAGAGTTTTATTAACATCTTTCGCTTCCGTTCCGTATGCCAAAAGTTGTTTTGCTCCGCTCGTAATACTGGACATGTCAAAAGGCGTATGAGCTGCCGTTTGGATAAGTTCATCCATCAATTGTTTAGACTTATCCGCACTACCAAGCATGGTATTGAAAGATATTTCAAGTTGTTGGAATTGAGAACGAGTATTAAAGATACTACCTGCCAGTTGCTCAAATCCTAAACCACCAAGTAATGTTGCCGAAAGCATGTGAGCATCACCCGTTACCCTTTGGAACAAGCTAGACATGCCCTCTCCGGCAGTTGGAGCGGACTTCATGCGTTCTATCATTTGGCTCATGCTATCGGTCAACATATTTGTTGCCTCTTTTGCCGGATTTGCTGAACCTGCATACAAAACATACTCATTCCGCATATTCTCCAAGGTCTGACGAGCACCGACAGCACCTCCTTCTAGGTTCTTCAGCTGCGCAGTTTGACCTGCCAAAGAACCTTTCAGATAGTCAATATTCTTCTGTAAAGAATCTATGGATGACTTATCCGTTGTAACTCCAAGAGTTAATCTCTTGTTAGTGATTTGCTGTTGGATTTTCTCTATTCGGTCTTTGGTAGCTTGCATTTGAAGTTCATAGCTATAAACTTCCCTTGCGGCTGCTTGCATCTTCTTGTTAAACTCAGAAGACATCACGTAAGCGGCTCTTGAAGCTGCTTGCGTTAAATCCTTTAAGCGATTACTTGCATCTGCATATTTTTCCGTCAAATCCGCAACAATAGCTGGGTCGGTTGACTTATTGGTCTTCAACAACTCAGCCCTCAACTTTTCGCACTCGGAACGAAGTTTCGTAACCTGCTCGAAATTCGCTTTGACATCGAATCTTAATTCTGCCATTTTTTATAATTTTATTGGCAAAATTAATTAATAATCAAAGGAATAACGAAAGAATAAAGGCGTGCTATTTCACTAAAGATTTAAGTGCAAAGAATAAGGTCTAGATACGAAAAAGCCTTCCACATTCACATGCAGAAGGCTCTGAGTTCTTTATCTATTGTAACAATGAAGCCACACGCCTAAAAGGTAGCGGCTACCAAATCTTTTTTTATTTCATTTATACAATGTGCCAAACGTTCATAAGTTTTCTCGCCAGCTTGCTTTATGCCTTTACTATACTGACGCATCAATGAAGGATTGACACCTGCTCGTTTTGCAATCTCTGACACATTGAGGAAAGAGAAATAATTAAAGAAAGATTGCAAGTCATACTTGTATTCAAATTCAACGTCAGGAAACACTTCTCCATTCTCTTTTGCATCCACTTTTGCCAACGCCAAACAATCCATTAAATCTTGCTTCGCAGCGGCAACAGTTTCTCCACAAGAGTTTAAGCCAACCTTACCTATGCCATCTTCGGTATGACACCAAAAAGACCCATCCTTGGCTTGTTCTACAATAACTTTAATCTTCTTCATATATATATTCGTTTATCTTCTTAACAAAAAAAAGAGTCCTTTAAGCAATGAAGAGAGAAAGGTGGGGATTACTCCCCAACCAATTCTCTTAGAATACTATGAGCGGTGCCTGTGGCGACCTCTCTAGCGTGTCTTGGCACGAATTGAGACTTTCCCGTTTTAGGATTAGTCCATTTTTCATGTCCCGAACCTTGTCGAGACAGGAAGCATCCCGCTTCTCTCAGTCTCTTAATCAATTCGCTTTTCTTCATTGTTACAAGAACTCTTTTGTCCTTAAGACATTGCAAAGATATAACTTTTTTGTTATATGACCAAATTTTATGGTAACATTTTTGCTATATTAACCACAATTAACAAAAAAGAGCCACCCCGAAGGATGGCTCGCTTTACTTCACTGTACTTTACATTACTCTACTTTACAGAACTGTACTAGACTACACAGAACTATACTTCACTTTACTGTACCGCACAATACTTTACTATACCATATTTCCCAAGTAGAATTGAACAACTCTTTTTAGTCGCATACGTACTTGAAAAAACTCATTCTTCACATAATGTGGTAAGTTGCGAATTATGAGATTTTTGAACCATTTCTGATTACGTTTGCAAAGGTAAGCATAATTTCTGAAACACGCAAGCTGTTTAGTGTATTTCTTTATTCTATTAAGCTTTATTTTCTTTTAGAAACTTATTTTTTAAAATTACGCCTTATTTATATATCATTTCAAATAAACCCAATTTGTTGAAATGTTACTAAACGTATAACTTTGCTTTTTTGCCTTTTGCGGTTCTTTGTCAAAGTCAGCCGTAACAAACAAATGCGTTCCGTATAATTCCATATTCATTGCTTTTGTTCTCTCATCGCCATTATCTTCTTCCAATGGGGAAACTTTAGCCAATTCGCTATCAAAAGCATAAAGTTTAAAGAACAAGTCTCCTTTCTGTTTAGAATATTGCACCAATGCGCCATATGGCTTTTTTACAAGAACAATAGCATTATTCAACTCCCTGTATTCCTTACTACAGCTTTCTACGATTTTTTGCTGTTCTTCATTAGCATTTACACGCATCATTTCCAAATGCTTTCCTAATGAAACATATACACTATCCAAAATCTTATATGCGCCATACTTATCATAGAAGGCATATCGAGAAGAAACGGCATCTTCAAAACCGGAGCAAGGAACGATTTCATTCTTTGCGTTCATAGCCTTTTTATTCATTATAGCAGAATTCCAATTGATAATAAAATCCGTTGCTATGAAATCTAAAGAATATATCAATCTATTACTATTGAAGCGATAATCAGATAACGCCTTCTTGTAATTAGCCATTTTTTCAGCCTTAACTTGACTGAAATGGTACATATAGCCACCAATGCCGCCACCTATCACAACGATAGCTACGATGATGGCAATTATCAATTTCTTCTTCATAACTTCAATATTTTACAATATGTTTATATTATTTTCTTATTTACCTCTTAGACCCACAAGCACTTTTATGCTAACATTCAACGACTTGTATTTTTATTACAGAAGTATTGTTATTTTACTTTTCGGCTTCATTGTACTCATAATCCCAGAGGAACAACTTGCCTTTGACGTTTCTAATCGGCTCATCGAACAATTTAGCATTCTTCAAGAACCAGTGATACTGAAAATCTTCAGCAAACGCATCCGGATAAGCCTCATGGAATTGAATATCATCCAACTCTACGCTGCCGATAATGGCTGACGTTGGCAAGTCTTTGAAGTCTGGAATAACAATACCATGCTCTTGGCAATATTTCTTCATTGCGCTCTCCTGCCATCCGTCAAGTTTTTCGGGTTTGGCTTGGCTTGCATGAATAAGGAAACGACCACGGAACTTTCTATTCCAGGTTCTGTTTTCAATGGTCTTGCAGCCGATAGCGATTAACCAAGCATACGGCTGGCGAATAGATAATACTTTCATAAGCTCATTGTTTTGTTGTTTACATTCGCAAAGGTAATAAAAACCTTCGAGAAATGCAAGAAAACTCTAATTTATTTTCATCTTTTCTAAAAATAATCTTGAAATAATTTGCATTCTCAGATATTTCAACACACTTTTGCTTGATGTATTCAGATAAATAACCATCAAGTATGTTTCTTCTGTACTTAAGGCGGTAAGAGGTTAGATCCTCTTCCGCCTTTTCTTTTTGTTTGACTAGCATGTGTATTGTCTAATGGGTGCAAGTCCCTAACGAGCCCTAGTAGTGGGAATCGTCCAGCCAGAGAGACAAGGGTGTCCGTGGTGACGCGGAATCTGAAAGAAGTCAGCGGCAAACATCTGACCCAACGCACAGAAACTTGATATAAGGCTACTTGTAGGGATAA